ATGCGTGCGCCTCATGATACCAAAGAACGCACGATGTTATAGAATGCAGTTTCCCCCGCGTGTATGGGGACCCTTCTTTTGGCATACGATTCATCTGGTCGCCATCGGCTATCCTAAGAATCCCACTTATACGGATAAGAAATGCGCAAAAGACTTTTACGAGTCGTTGGCTCACTTGCTCCCCTGTCCTGTCTGTCGCACCCACTATGCCGCCCACCTCGCCGCCCACCCTCTCACGCCTTTCCTGGATTCGCGGACGGATCTGATTCAATGGACGGTCACGCTTCATAATGCCGTCAATAAGACGCTTCAGAAACAATTATGGACGCTGGACGAGGTAATTTTGTATTATGAGCGTCTTGGCCGCCGTGATCGTTCCCCTGTCTGGACCCCAGAGGACATGATGGAAGTGGATACCCGCTCGTTCATCAAAGGGTTTATCACAGGAGGAATTCTCTTGTCTACTGTGGGAGGTGTGTGCTATATGCTGAGCCAGACTTACGGAGGGACGTAAAGCATTTCTATAAAATTTGACAATCTGTGCCCGGCTTAAGGAAAATCAAACAAGTTAGAAAGTAGAGATAGACGAAATGACAGACGCGCGAACCAAAAACAACGCTGCCTCCAAGAAGTGCTATGAAAAAACACTGGAGCAAAAATATGCTGACGATTATGAACATGAAATGGTTCGTCAACATATGATGACGCATCCTGACACGGACGCCTATCACTGGTCTGTTGTGCCCGAACAACAGTTGTATGAGTCAGGATACATTACCGATTTTAGTAAACATCGGCTCGAGAGATTGATGAGGAAAAAGGAAGCGCATGAGGGAAATCGTGTGAGAGATTATGGATTGGACGGATTGGCGCGGAGCCGCGTAGGATCAGATGTGGTATTCCATGGATTACAGGCAAAATACTATCTCAAGAGGAACGTCTGTGCATCCGATATTGGTTCGTTTCTTCTGAAGCAGAATGCATTGACACGAAAGAATCCACTATCCAAAGGGTATCTCTACACGTCATCTCCTCTCCAGGTGGATGTTCGTGAAGAATGTGCTGATCCTGCGAGCAATCTTCGTCATGTCTTTCATCCATGGAAACATCCTGATGCCCGATCAGCACCTTATATCCCTCCTGCTCCACGGGAATGCGATAAACCTCTCCGTGTCGACCAAGTGGACGCATTGAAACAATTAGAAGACAAAGAAGGGATTAATGCTATCCATACCCCTTGCCGATGGGGGAAAACAATGGTGGCGGGACATGATATGAAACGAGCGAATGCAAGACTGGTAGTTGCCATTGCACCTCTCTTGGTGAGTGTGGAGAATCTACAGGATCGTCTAGCATGCTTCTTGCCAGGCTATACCTCTCTTCTTGTGGATTCCGATGTGGGTGGTGTAACAAATAGGGAACAGATCGAAACGTTCTTGGCATCGGATGGAAATCATGTCATCTATTCTACCTTCCTCTCCGCGGTGGATCTTCTCTCGACTCTTCTGACCGATTACACGAATGCCTATATTCTTGTAGATGAAATTCACAATGCGAATGCCCAGCTTTGTGAGTTTATTCAACGATTCCCGCGCGGATTGGTGATGTCCGCAACGATGCCTGAAGAACTCTATGAAGGGCTAGAGATCCATCATACTGTCCATGTGACCTTTGCAGAGGCCATACGTGATCAGATCATCGTGGACTATACCCTATGGCTCCCGCATCTGACACGGGCAGCCGATGGGACAACGGTGGATGTGGATATTCCCGTAGAATTTGTGGCATATGATTCGGACCTGACTGCCAAAGCATTCTATCTGGCGACGGTCATGCTGAAAACTGGATCGCGTCGTTGTATTGCGTATCTGAGTCGTCAAGAAGAATGCCACCGATTCATGGAGATTGTTACGCATGTGATGGAAACCTATCATGGATTGACGGTATGGGCTGACAAGATTGATTCTACGATCTCCAAAGAAAAGCGCAGAGAGGTATTGGAGGCGTTTCAAACGGGACAGGATGATGTCTACCATGTGCTCACAAGCGTTCGTATTCTGGATGAAGCAGTGGACATTCCGCGGTGTGATTCGGTATTTATCACGAATGTAGGAGAGTATAGCAGCGACATTCGTATGATGCAGCGAAGCCAGAGAAGTTCCACGAAAGATTCAAAGAATCCCTCGAAGCATAATAATATCATCTTGTGGGCAGATGGGTGGGAGAAGTGTGTAGGAGCCTTGGAACGATTGCGAGAAGCCGATCCTGAATTTCATAAGAAGGTTCGGATCGCCGATGGGAATTATGATGCGAGCGGGCAATGGGAGCGGATGGAACGTGTTGATGCAGAGAAGCATGAGTTTACAACATGGTCTGCGATGAAGGCAATAACGACACGCGATAAGCAGTTAATGATTATTCAGCAGTTGCGGGAGTTTTATGAGACGCATGGGGAGGCACCAACACGACTAGGGAAACGACCTACTGAGAAGACACTCACTGCTTGGATACACAATCGTCGCCAAGATAAAAAAAATGGGGTATTATCTGCTGAAATGGAATCTAATATTCTTACGTTACCTTGGTGGTCATGGGATCCATATATAGATTCCTATAAGAAAACGATTGAAGATTTGAAAATATTCTATCATACCTATAAGAAAGTTCCAATTAGAGGGGGAAAGCATCCTAACGAGAATACACTTGCGGTATGGATACGGAATCGTCGCAATGAAAAAAAGAACGGGACATTGTCTGCCAAATTAGAAACCTATATTCTTACATTACCCTGGTGGGCGTGGGATCCATTCACAGATGCTCATAAAAAAACGATTGAAGAATTAAAAATATTCTATCATACCTATAAGAAGGTGCCTATTAAAGGAGGAAAACTTCCTAATGAGAATATACTGAGTGTCTGGATAGACAATCGTCGTAGAGACAAAAAGAATATGACACTATCGGCTGAATTAGAAACTGCAATTCTTACATTATCCTGGTGGTCATGGGATCCATTCACAGATGCTCATAAGAAAATGATTGAAGATTTGAAAGTATTCTATCATACCCATAAGAAGGTTCCCATTAAAGGGGGAAAGCTTCCTAATGAGAATACACTGGGTGCCTGGATAAGTAGTCGCCGTTCTAATAAAAAGAATGGGACACTATCTGTCGAATTAGAAACCGAAATTCTTACATTGCCTTGGTGGTCTTGGAATCCGCGTGCTGATGCCCATCTGAAAACGATTGAAGATTTGAAAGTATTCTACAAATTATATGATCGCTTACCTATTACACGTGGAAAACTACCTAATGAGACACTATTGGCATTCTGGATAAACAATCGTCGCGCTGAAAAGAATAGAGGAACGCTATCAGATGACCTCAAAATAATGATTGCTACACTACCATGGTGGTCTTGGGGAAATGATACATGATACATAATTATCCGATACATAATAGAATGAGCTCTTCTGATCTATTTCCCAAATGTATGGGATTGACTGCGTTAGAATGGCATTATGTTGAAACGTATGCAGGCAATTTATATGAACCGTTAAATCTATTTTTAATAGATGCAGATACGATACAAACATATCGTCGCATTTACAAACAAGAGTTTGCTCAAAACCTATACTATCTTATTACAAATACACACAATTCGTATGTGAATGGCATTATACCACATAATAAAGAAAAAAGTGTTCTTCGATTAATACAGTCTAAATCTAGTAATATAGAATGGTTCCGGAATATTATGTTTAGATTTACGATAATGTTATATGGAATCATTTTAAAATGTCCGAGACTACATCAAGAAGTTGACGTATATAGAGGAGTATTGACACATTATCTTAACGAAGATCCAACACGCGGGATGTTTTTAACTACATTTACTTCCACCAGTATGACTCCACAAATCGCACGAGGCTTCTCAAAAAATGATGAGAATAGTGTAATTATTTATCATTTTCGTGTTATGCCAGGTGTGTCTTGTATTTATATTGGAACAACAGAAGATGAATTATTAATTAATCCATATCAACACTATCATTTTATTAGAAACATGGATAATCACTATTATTATATGATCCGCCCTTTATCAATTGATCCTCCACAAAATGAGCATGCGTTTTCTGACTTTAAAAAGGAGATGATGATAAGAACAGTAGAAATGGAAGGAGGTAGAACACAAAATAAAGAACTAACACACTCCATCACTGTAGCAGATCATAGAAATACATATAAGAATAATAGAAAAAACAAGAACACAAGAAAAAATAAAAAACCAAAAAAACTAAGTGCGCGAGAACATTTTTATGCACGTATGCGTATGCCAATAGGTAGCTCTTCTATTAGTTTTCCTATTTCGGAGGATGCAAGAAAAGATATTGAAAAATATAATAAGGAACTTGACGAACGTTTTAAGAATAACACCTATTACTAAGAGTATACATCTGCAGAAATCATGTATGAACCAATGGGTGCGACTTGATAGACGCACGAATACGCTCCCCTATCTCTTTTCCACAAACAGCATCATATACAAATAGCACACTTACCATATTCTCACATATAAATCCATGTTTAGCTCTGGTAACTCCCTATCATACGATGAAATAATGGAACGGTTGAGCCAGACGTATGGGAGCACTTAAAGACTTACTTGTTCACGCCACATTCGCCATCCGGCGTATACAATCTTCCCGTAAATATGGAGGGATAGAATAGAATGGCATCCATCCATACGAATGTCCTTTCATCGGATGTGCTGGATCAGTTGCAGCGGCTACCCGAAGTCCTTGCCGCCAAAGAACGTTTGGAGACTCAGGGAAGGGTCTATTTCACGATCCCCATGACGGATGCCCTTCGCACGACCCTTCACGCAACGTTCGGTCTGGATCTTTCCGCGGTCCACTCCATTCCCATGCGATGGATCAAGGGAGACACGGCTCCTCACGTGGATGTCACCTCCCAAGCGTTTGAATATACCCATCTCCTGTATTTGAATGATAGCCCTGGTGAACTTGTAGTAGGAGACGAGTCCTATCCGATTCGCTCCAATACAGCGTTTGTCTTTCAGGAGGGCATTTCACATGAGACCCGTCACACGGGGCAGACCCCTCGTCTCCTGCTCGGCCCGATGAGCGAGCAGGCGCTCCCTGTGGGTGGACCGGCAGTTTCTTATTACCCAAGCGAAGCTGATGCGCTTGCCTATACCAATTCTTTTGGGTATTCTTATTCCTTTACCGTGGGTGATGGCGGCCCCTTTGGCGGATTTACGAGTTGGAGACTGGCGTCCAACAGCTTTGGAAGCTCTCCACAGAATATCGTCTATGCAAATGGAAGCACATTAATCGCAGACGGATCCTATTATTTGTATCCTGCTGCCCCGTGTTTCCTAGAGGGATCCACCATTCTCTGCTTGATCAATGATGTGGAGATGTATGTTCCTGTGGAGGCTCTTACAAATGGAACGCTTGTCAAAACAAGTCTCCGTGGATGGAAGAAGGTGGTCGCAGTAGGAAAGGGATCCATTCAGAATCCTGGCGATGATGCTCGCACCGAAAACCGTCTCTACCGATGCTCACCCTCTCAGTATCCCGCATTGAAGCAGGATCTGTATCTGACGGGATGCCACTCTATTCTCGAGTTTCCCATCACGGAAAAGCAAAAGGAGGATACCATTGCACGCCTAGGTAAACTGTTCGTGACGGACAATAAATACAGACTTATGGCGTGTGTGGACGAGCGCGCGGAGCCATGGAATTCGGCGGGAACCTATCCGATTTATCATTTTGCACTAGAAAACGAAGACGATGGTATGAATGATGGCGTATATGCCAATGGAGGTCTGTTGGTGGAATCGTGCGCGATCCGAACACTGCTTCACCGATCAAATATGACGCTGCTGTAAGAGGGTGCGGCAATGGATTTTCTATGCGTATTCTACCTATAAAAAGAGAGACTACGAATAGTAGAGATGGAAAAGGATCAAACGGAAGTGATAGTAGACCAGGAAGAGGATCAAACGGAAGTGATAGTAGACCAGGAAGAGGATCAAACGGAAGTGATAGTAGACCAGGAAGAGGATCAAACGGAAGTGATAGTAGACCAAGTCCAGCCGAAAAAACTAAGTGCACTAGAACATTTTTATGCACGTATGCGTCTGCCAATTGGCACATCTTCCATTAGCTTTCCGATCACGGAGGATGTCAGAAAAGATATTGAAAAGTATAAACTAGAAATCGAAGAGCGTCATCGGAATGGTATGTATTAATATGTTTTAATGTCCACATGTATCATATTTGGTATAATACACGTGGATAAATAACCCAATTTATACCTCAAATCCCTCCATTCCAATCAAATACTTCAATTCATAAAAATGATGGGCAAACAACGGGTGCGTTTTGATAGACGCACGAATACGATTGCCAAACTCTTCCCCGCGGACTGCATCATGTCGCATCATAGACAAATACCGCACGGACCAGATCCTCACGTATAAATCCATGTTGGGATCGGGTAAACCCTCGTCAAATGATTCAATGATAGCCTTACAAACATCTTCACATTCGCGATGATAGCCGTAATAATAGTACTTCATAACGATTTGCCAGTACACATACACTAGATTGGTAGTGGGGACCAATAAATTTTCCAGTGTATCTTGGTAGTCTCCATAGCCACAATGAATGTCCTCTGGAAATTCCGCCTGCAGTTCGAGCATGGTGTACTCCTCATGATGCCCAAAGCCCTGCTGAATAGTATTTCGTATGACCTCCTGAAGACGTTGGAGAATGGGACGTCCAATTCGTTCTGAACAGGTAAACAAGCAACCCACCGCCACCCATCGCGCCTGAGAGTAGTATTCACGTTTGTTTTCTGGGCGTAGAAATTTTTTATCTTCTACATTCAATACTTGTAAATGGAATCGCTCACTAATGTTATTCAATACATACACCAAACGACGACTCAATTGCCCATCACGGCATATTTTCGATCCACCCACTCCAAGTGAACCATCGATCCACCCAACCCTCGATGTCCCAAATGGATTCTGCTCTATTGTCCGAAGCACGAAATTGAATTTATTGAACACAATCACCGTGCTCTCCACCGAAATGCGCGCATCCCGTGTCGGCCAGTAGACTTCACGATTGGCACGAATCTTGTCGGCAAATTGATACGCCCACAGATCCTCCACCTCCATCAAGATGACCCGTGTGATACTCTCTAGATGATAGGAGCGCCGTCGCTCCACAATGTGATCATAGAGGGGTTGATTACAGTAGATCACGAGATAGCACGGAACGGCCAAGAGCGCCTCCATGCCCTGAAGCGTATCCGCGAGACTTCGGCTGCCCGCATGGTATTTCTGTAAGAGAAAGCAGCCCGTCGTCAATGTGCAGTCCGGTAGGGTCGCCATGTTGATGCTACACAGTAGGGGCTGTTTATGCTCCATTCAAAAACGAAAGGAAGTATCAGAGAATGGCTACGAAGAAGCCTGAGCCCCTTCTTAATCAAATTGCACGGGTCGCTGGAAATGAGAATTACCACAAACGTTCTGGGACATCAACACGTGAAACGGATAGCTTCTTTGGATCTCTTTTTGGATCAACTACACAAAAAGCAGCACCTTCAAACGCCTCTAGTGCCTCTAGCTCCTCTAGCTCCTCAGGATCCACAGGCTTCCTTGGAGGTATCTTTTCAGCGAGTGTGGCAGCATCAACAAGCGGGACGAACGGATTTCAACTCTCTCATATGATCGCCTACGTCTTTGCGATTCTCTGTGTCCTCTTGATTATCATCTTATTCGTTCATTTCTTTATGACTCCCATCTTTCGTCTTCGTCCTGGCACTCCGGGTCTGATTCCTGTTCCAGGGTTCGACGATGGAATCCTCTATTGGTCTTCTTCCTCTGCACTTCTTCCAAATGCAACTCTTCCTATTCGCAATCAGTCGTATGGATATTCCTTCCATGTAGATATTTTTATTGAGAACCCACTTGCCCTCTCTCCTACTCCTCGTCTGTTGTTCCATCGCGGAGGAGTCCTGAAAGAAAGGCCTTCAGGAGAAACCATGCTTAGCATTCTAACGCGGTATAATGTTGCAGTAGCACTAGCACCTGATACAAATGATCTGATTGTGTCGGTGTTGAATAAAAATCATGGAATGGAAACTAGTATCCTCTCGAACGTTCCCGTCCAAACCCCGTTTCGGCTAAGCATGGTGATCATGGAACAGGGAATGGAGGTCTACCTTAATGGACAGTTGATGAGGACACGGCGATTTAATGCGGCTCCTTTGGATATCAAAGGAGATATTATTCCGACATCAGGTCTTGCCACACTTCGTCAACTGAAACTGTGGGGGCGAACCCTCAGCGCATCAGAAATACGAGAGGCAACTCCTGCTCTCACTACGGCAAAAGACTTCAACCTAGGGCCCATTCCATCTTCTACCTCTTGCACCGCATCCCTATCCGATGCAGCGACTTCCACAATGGATGCTGCCGCCGCTGCCGCAGCCGCAGCGTCTGCTGCCTCTGCTAGAGCATCCTCCAGAATGTCCTCCCTATACTCTGCGGGTTCCGCAAGACTTGCATCCTCGTAGGAATCCCCTCAGAGAAGTAGATAGGATGGAGTTTCTTCCCCTTTTGTTACAAGCAGCCTTTGTCGCATGTGTCATCTACGTGGTCTACTTGATTGTGTATCGTCCATCGGGTCCGCAGGATATGGTCCCTTCGTTGATTCCATTGCATACCAAGACCGATGTGCTGATGCCCGATGTCACACAAAAAAAAATCCTCGGTTCCAGTGGATCTTCCGTCATGGGATTTTTTTATCTGAAAGGCGGTGATCGCACGGCCCGCTATGGAAAACAATACGTTCCACTGATCCAAGTGGAAAACAACTGGTTCCTGGAGATCATGGGAGGATCTCATGAAAAGAATCAACGAACGACCCGTCTTCGTGTGAAAACCACACGTGGTAGTGTGAAAGAGGAGATCATTCATCTCCCTCCGATCCCGATGCAGAAATGGGTGTTCATCGCGATTCTTCGTGAGGGACGTCGGTTCGATGTGATCTATGATAGTCGCATTGTTGCCTCCCAGCGTCTAGAGAATTATCCTGTCATCATCAGCAGTCCACTATCTGTGGGACAAAAGGGCATGGGTGGGTCAGTCATTCATGTGATTGTCCAAGAGAAACGCATGACTCCCACTGACGTAGAGAAGATTCACTTGACTCATGTGGATAGCAATCATAATATTCTGGAAACCAATTCGATCGATATGGTTCTACCTTTCCCGAAGTTATCTGCACAATGTCCTCCCGGTTTGCCGTGTCGTGCTCTTACCACTCCTCCACAAAATGGAATGAACCAATGGAAGTCTCCTTATGCCTAAAGGTATGCAAGAAGATTATCCTCGGCTCTGACAGAACATGAACGCAAACACCCATGATCCATCACCGCTTCATTATATGATTCCTTATTTGCTTGTCTTTATAAGTCTCCTTGGAATGTATTTTTTATATCAATATCTGTTTGGTCCGCGCATGGGAACACCCTTTTCCCTGATTTCCTCTACCCAATCCGCCACATCCGACACCAGTCAACCGATCATTGTCCGCGCCGATCGTCTTCCGCGACTGTTTGAAGGAGGAGAATTCACGGTCTCCACCTGGATCTATGTTTCCAATTGGTCCTACCGATCGGGATTGATGAAATCGATCCTACGCGTGGGAGGTCAGCAATTTGATACGTTTCGGATCTATCTGGGAGGACGAACCCCCAAACTTCACATCCGATTTCATACGCATGATCGAGGACTGCCCCATCGTCATCGTGTGGAGGATGACCTCTCCAAGGCATCTCTTGGGCCCCTCTTTACCTCTCTTTCGATGGACAACGACAGTAACAACGACAACGGTAAGGGTGCACCCCTGTGCGATCTGCCTGAGATCGATCTTCAACGTTGGGTTCATCTGACGGTGTCTGTGAACGCAAAAACGGTGGATGTCTATACGGATGGGAAGTTGGCCCGTTCTTGTGTTCTCCCTTCACAATACAAAGTGGATTCTAGCGGATATTATGCGAAAGTATTGGACTACGGTGGATTTGGTGGACAACTTTCTACAACGACGATGTATGATACCGCACTGAATCCTGAGTCGGTCCACAAGCTCTACATGGCTGGACCTGAACCCATTACTTCATTTGGAGGATGGATAGCATCTGTCTTTTCGCCAGGCCTTTCTATTTCGGTGAGTCCCTCATAGTGACTATAAAATAAATCATACAAATTAGTAAAAGGGATGAGTAACCAATCCACAAACACAGGGCGCGTGAATGGCTCGACCCCTAATCAGGCAGAAAAGGTGAGCAACGGTATGATCTCTATGATCACAGACGTTGTTCAATCTGATGCGATTGCACAGGCGCTCTATGCTGTCGTTCTGGTCGGATGCATCTATCTCTCTTTTGTGTTTATTGAGATGCTATTTAACTATATGAACCGTCTTCACACGAACCGAACGGAACTCATTCCGAACACTTGTCCAACCGATGTGCGAACCAAAATCATTGCTCAGAATCCAAATGTAGCGGGCTCCAAACCCATCTCGTTGTCATCCAATGAGCGAAGTGGAATCGAATTTAGCTATTCCTTCTTTCTGAATGTCAACCCCTCCTCCTTTCGCCAAGAGCAGGGTCTGCTTCATGTGTTTCATAAGGGATACAGTTCCCAGTTTCCTCTCTTGGCACCCGGCGTCTATTTGCGATCAGATACGAATACCCTTCGTGTCTACATGAATACCTACCGCACATGGAACAACTATGTGGAAATAGATAACTTTCCAATCTCCAAGTGGGTTCATGTGGTAATCAGCTGCAATGAGAATGCACTGGACATCTTTATCAACGGAAATCTATCCAAACGACACTCCTTTGATGGATTTACCCCGTATCAGAATGATCAGGATATCATCTGTTTCAGTCAGCGTCAAATGAAACTAGATCAGTCCCATGTTCCTTCGGTAGATAGGAATGGATTCCAGGTATATGGTGCCATGAAGGGTTATCTCAGTCGTCTGACTTATTTCAATTATGCGTTGTCGTATTCTGAGATTCAACAGCTTCTGTCAGAAGGTCCCTCGACAGTAATGGATTCAGATGTGATGGATTCCACGACAGCACCGTATTTGGATGATACGTGGTGGACGAATAACTAAGTGGAGGCATGTATCACCCACTTAAATCCATACATCGCTCTCTTATTAATGAATACCTTTATCTTGCGCTATTGGTGCGCCCCCATGTTTACGTATGGGGTCATTCGAGGCTATCGTGCCGAATTACCATCCAATCAGAACCTTCTATCAGACAAAATATGTAATTCTTTTGCAAATGGATTTGTATATGCTAGCCCTTTTGGGATGTTTAAGTTAATCCATACAGTAGATCGTATTGAAATCATTTCCAGACATCTAGATCCTACGAAGTATTCCAATATCTATGTGGAGGGACGAGGTATGAATCAACATGTGTATTTATAATATGGAGGCAAACCCATACCCCCTTCCATAGGAGATCATGTAGATGCAAGTCCGCTCCATGGGAGAGGGGTGTGGGGACGCTTGCGTCTCTACTGGGGTATGGGGGCGCTCGCGCCTCCATATAGGTCTAAAGGATCTCGGTCTATACTAGTAAAACCAATGCCAGGTGGTGGATTGTTTTCTCTCGTCGCCTACGGAGCACAAAATGTCCTCCTGAGTGGAAATCCCGATTTCACCTATTTTTATAAAACCTACAAGAAATATGCGCATTTTGCGGAAGAATCAGTGACCTTCGCCATGGATGGCCCACAGGATCTCCTTTATGACCAGCCCGTTCAGGTTCGCTTTAAGCTCCAGCGCATTGCCGATCTTGTCCGTGACATCTATTTTGTATTTGAACTGCCTGATATTTATTCTAAGTTTGTCAATCTACCTACCGCATCGGGCCGAACCGCCCAATACAACTTTGCGTGGACCCGCTATATTGGCTGTCATATCATTCAGAATATGGCATTTTTCATTGGTGGCCAAAAGATCCAGGAATGCGGTGGCGAGTATTTGATTGCCAAGGCACAATGCGACATGGATTCACGCACCTATCAAAAATGGCAGTCCCTCGTGGGAGATGTTCCCGAACTGTATGATCCTGCAAATGGTCTCTATAATGGTGGTGATTCACAAAGTGGGTATCCTACGGTCTATAACAATAATGGCCCGACAGGATCTACGACTACGCCTCCCAATGTAAACCGTCCCTCTATCGCAGGTCGACGCATGTATGTTCCTCTTCCCTTCTGGTTTGCAGAATCCACGTTTGAGGCGCTCCCTCTCGTGGCGCTCCAGTATCATGAATGCGAAATTCAGATCACTCTGCGCCCGATTCGTGAACTCTATCGCATACTGGATCGGAACGGTGTTCAAGTGGCGCCAGGATATGAGTTTCATCCATCCCCTATTCCCTCGCAACCTGACAATGTTTATTATACCTCGGTGTCTGATATCAGCGACGTAACAATCAATCAATTTCTGACGGACATTGGAACGCCAGCTCCACTCCTCCAATCCTGGGCCTTTCAGCCTCGCATTCAGATGACCTATGTCTATGTGACGGACGAGGAGCGTCTTCAGTTTTCTTCCGAATCTCTCTCCTATCTCGTTCGGCAAGTGACAACCTATCAGTTTGATTCTATTTCTTCGCGACAACTGGTGGAATTGGATACGCATAATCCTGTGGAGCGCATCCTGATTCTTCCGCGACGTTCCGATACGATTGCCTATCGGAATGAGATTTGGAATCTGACGAACTGGGTGAATCCTGCCAAGCCTCCCTTTCTTCCTGCTGGAGGATGGCCTGCGAATGTGGCACAAGCCGGTTCTTCGGGCCAAACCGTTCTGAATGGCCAGCGGTCGATTGTCCGCTCCCTATCTATCTTAGGAGACGGGAACCCCCTTCAAGAGGAGAAACCGATCACGTATTACAACAAGGTTGTTCCATGGAAATACCTGAAAGGTCTTCCCGACTCCGAGATGATCGTGTATCCTTTTGGATTAACTTCACCGACGCCTCAGCCCGATGGTAGTATTAATAGTAGCCGCATTAAATTGTTTCAGGTAGACGTAAATGTGTATCCACTCCCTGCCAATAGTCTCTATCAGTATAACATCATCATGTATGTGGAGAGTTTGAATTGGGTGACGATTACCTCAGGAATGGGGGGTCTCAAATATGCACTGTAAACTATGGAGCCTCTACGACGCGTCTGCGTGACCACATCAGATTCATTAAAATCCGTTGTGGACATAGAATGTCAAAGGAGACGGAAAAGGAGTCCATGTTCCAGTCTTTCCAGAAGGTTATTTCTCGTGTGACGGATGCAGCAACCTATGTCACACAGAAGATTCCCTTCCTTTCTAAAGACACTGCACGGGGCAAAGACAACGTATCTACGGACTCCTTTGAGGATCCTCCACCTGCGGATAAGCCACCTGCACAGCCAAAAAACTACACGGTGCTTGCCACATCCCTCACAGATGTTGTAGCACAGCTTCAGGCACTACCAACGGACTCCAAAGGTCTCCGCGATACAGTGACAAAGGGAACGGCCATTCTTCAGGACCTGAAGGGCGCGCTTCTTCAAGGAGATCCGAGCAAACGTGACCAGTCTCATGCCAGTGCGATCACTGATGTGATTCAAAATCTAGAGAAGCTGTCGAAAGAGTCTGTAACATCAGTGAATACCTCTAATCTCACCACTGTCATCGCCATTGCCACCACTACATTAAATACGGTGGCGAGCACCATGACGCAAGTGAGCGCCTCGGGTATTTTTAATAAAATCATAGAAATCATACAACAATTAATGTATCCTCTTCTGATTCTCTATCTGGCCTCTCTTGTTTCCAATGAGATGATTGTCTATCCAGCACCGATGCGGTTGTTCTTTTTCCTGTTTGTCTTAGTTCTCTGTTCTGTTTTTTCACCTGCCACAGTGATCCTGGTCTTTTATTATCTTGTCAAAGCGGGATATAGTTACTATCGGAATCAGCTGGAAGATCGTGAGGGAGACATAACAGAAATACGTATTTACCCGCGAATCTTTGCTATTCTACCGATTGCGACAACACCTGCGACTTCACTTCTGGGGCGTTTCTTCAAATATCCTTTTTATTATCCTAAAACCGAGGAGGATCGAAAGGTGTTGGAGAGAACAGATGGAAAGGGCGAGAAGAGTATCATGGATGAATACATGGATGCATTAGATGAATCTTTTCCTTATGGGGAAACGGTGAAAGGGTCTGAACCATTTGTGGAACGATATGCGACGGTGGAAAAGAACATGAAACGGATTCATGCTGCATCTGTGGTTCCTGTTGTTCCTGTTGTTCCTGTGGTTCCTTCCCCACCAACGCCTTCTACGAACAATCTTCCTACCATAAAAAGAACTTCTAACTCGATAGAGGTTCCTTCTTCATCCCCTGCTGTGATTGTTCCAAAGGTGTCTAGCAATCTGATGAATGCCTCGAATGTATCGAATGCCTCGAATGTATCGAATGCCTCCAAGGCACTACCAGCCGCTCCTAATGCCTCGAATGCTTCCAATGCCTCCAAGGCTCTACCCGCGGTCATTGCCTCCAAGACACTACCAGCCGTTCCTAATGCCTCGAATGCTTCCAATGCCTCCAAGGCGCTACCCACGGTCATTGCCTCCAAGGCGCTACCTGCCGTTCCTAATGCCTCGAATGCTTCCAATGCCTCCAAGGCGCTACCAGCCGTTCCTAATGCCTCCAAGGCTCTACCCGCGGTTATTTCAACAACCAGTGCGAATATTCTTGACGTGATGGCCGCAAATGGCCTCAAAGTGCCCTCCAAGCCACTCACAAAGGGCCCCACATCACCTTCTACTATAAAGCCTCAAATGGGGGGCTCATGTAAGACAAGGAGTCCAACCTCAGGTGGATGGTTATGGAATGGGATCTAGGTATCTAAACACTCTCGCATGTGAATACAGAAATGACGATCGTTGTATCCGTCGTCACTCCTACGTATCAACGTCGCCGTTTTATTCCCGCACTTCTGGAGGTCTATCGTCACCAGACCTTTCCCAAAGAGCAAATGGAATGGATCGTATTAGACGATGGCCGCGACTCGGTAGAGGATCTATTTCAAGAGGCGGCGAAGACCATTCCCCATCTGCGGTATATCAGACAGGACGAAAAGATGCGCATTGGTGCCAAACGAAACCGCCTGAACCAAGAGGCGCGTGGGGAAATGATTGTGGCGATGGACGATGACGACTATTATCCTCCTGATCGGATTCAGTCCGTCGTGGACGCGTTTCGGAAGAATCCGCAATATGATCTTGCGGGTTCGTCTGAAATGTATTTATATGAGATGAAGACGCGCCTCCTCTATTCATCAGGTCCCTTCGGCCCCCGTCATGCGACTAATGGCACCATGGCATGGAGAAAACGATATTCCGATCTTCATCGATATGATGAATATGTGACGCATGCGGAAGAAGCATCTTTTTTACAGAATTCTCCCATGATTCAATTGGATCCTAAGAAGACCATTCTGGTCATGTGCCACAGCGATAACACAGTCGAGAAGATTTCACAGCAGGATCCCACATTCAAGCGTCTCTCCTATCGACTAGAGGATCTCGTAACGAATCCCCTCCTTCTTTCCTGGTATCAAGGTCACACCTAAAGCACAGGAGAATGGCATATAACAAAGCGCTCCTACAAGACACTCTATGGCCCTCTATGATACTCTTTCTTTGATCAATGATGTCTATCATCAATCCTTTGCACCATGTGATCAACCCCCATTGCCCATCCCTCGTATCCGTGGGTCCCTTTATCCGCATCAACAAAACATGGTCCGATCTATGCATCAATATCGCGACAAAATGATACACGGCTACATGGTGGGATCTACGATCGTGAATGGGAAAATCGGTATTGTGGCCGATCCCGCAGGATCAGGAAAGATGCGAAGCATTCTAGCCTATTTGGCATCCTATTCTTTTTACGCTCATGGCACCATGACCTCGGAACTATCCCCTGCCTCTTCTACCTATTTCTTCTCTCACGACATGTATCGTCATTCCGCCACGCGATCTGTGCATCTCATTGTGGTCCCCCATTTATTAATGGAACAATGGAAAAAAGAAATCACAACACATACAACACTCCCTCATGTTCTCGTAGAAAACAAACGACAGCTACAACATGCCATTCTCGCAGAAGACATGGTAGAACAAAAACTCGTGATCACGAGCAACAAATGCTTTAAAGCGGTTCAAGATTATGCGACAGAGCATCAGATTGAATGGAACCAGGTGTTCATTGATGAGGCGTCCTCCATCTATCTGCCTTCTATGCCCACCCCTATTCGCTTCCAATTTCTATGGCTTATCACAAATGAATGGATCCCCCTTCTCTTTAAACACCCCATCATTATGAAAAGTAACCTCTATGCGCTCAAGGATCGTGTTCTTCTTCATCCCGAAGCAGACCATTGGCTTCTTCAAGATCCCACGGTCCCCTATGAACAAACCCTGGCATCGTCCTCTTTCTTTAAAGACTATCTTCCGTTTTTCCATCCCTACCGATCACGCATGGTCCTACGAAATGGAGTGGAGTCTCTTACGACGAGTATGGGGTTGCCCGAGATGGTGACCCGCACGATTACATGCTGCCCTACTGTAACCCTTTCGTCTTTGCGTAGTTTTCGAATGGTGACGCATCGTTCTACGACGATCTCTCCTGAATCAGTCCCTCTTTTGTTTCATGCGCTCCATGTGGAGCAGAAGGATTGGCAAGAGTATCGGGCCCATCAGCCGATCACGAAGCATGCACTCATTCAACGCAAAGTGGAAGAGAATGAGTGTATGATCTGTTTGGACAACTGTGTTCACCCGACCTTTCTATCGTGCTGTCATCAGATCTATTGTGGAGGATGTCTGCTCCAGCATGCGATCATGAGTCAACGATGCCCCACGTGCCGCGAGCCGATCAGCGCCGCGAGCATGTGTGGCGTCCAACCGATTCTGTTTCATGCACCGATGCGCAGCCGAAAAGAGGTCTGTCTAGATCTTCTTCAAACGACTCCAGATGCCACATGGATCATCTATTCCGCGTTTGATAACATTTATTATCAGCTCATTGAGGATATTCGTGCGCTCGGGATCTATGCGGAGCGCGTAGAGCATAACATGTTCTCCATGAAGCGAACGATTCGCAATCTCCAAGAGGGTCATACACGTGTTCTTTTTGTCTCCAACATGGAATGGATTCGTGGATGGTCCCTTCCTATGATGACGCACTTGATTTTTTTCCACGAGTTGCCCGTATACGAGATGCGACAGGTGCTGATTCATTCGGCGCAACGGCTGGGACGGACAGGCCCGCTGACAGTTCTCCAGCTTCAATCGGAGATCCCACTCTAAGGGGCGACAGACCCGACAGGTCAGTAAGAGCCATCGGAAGACCCAGCGTATCGAGTCGCTTCCCCGTTTGGTGGGAGGCCCACTGGGTGACACACCGAAAAGGAATATCGTGCTCATTGGCCACCCGATTCATCTCCTTCCACGCATTAAACAGTGCGGACTGTTTCGTCAACACCTGAGTATATTGGAGATCCTGTGGTTCAGGGATAGGAGAGGGCTTCGTATAGTTCTGAAGGGACTGATTCGGATATTTGAGTTTCAGACGATACGACAATGGAAGCAGATTCCAGCATTGATGAAAGAACGCCCAAAAGTCTGCACGATCGCTCCATCGTATTTCTTCCAAGATCTCCTCGTAGACTTCAAAGGGAGCGGGATCGGCCGACGTGAGATACAGTGGAAGGTTCTGATGAAAGAGGAGACCCGCGAGATTAGCGTCTTTGGTCTCGAGGTCTAGCTCATCATTTGGCCCCCAGTGTTCAAAGAGTGTAAACCAGGCTGCACGAATGGCCACATGAATGGACCGATCTAGCAACTCGTCTTTTCCCTTTACTCCCATGTGAAATGTATCCTCATAGATCAAGCTCTGAGAGACCTTGCGAATGTCCCCCAGAGAATAAAGGGAATCCGAGATCTCCTTTTTAAAATACTCTACCAATTTCTCTTTCTTAGGCATATTCACATAATGAACATAGCAATATTTTAAGAGTTGCTGCATCACACGGCCCTCTAGCACATTACAAATCAGAATCAACGGACAGTCTTCCGCAAAATTCCGTTTTGATTTTAAATAATCCAAGAGCTCTTGGAGGCCGCCCTTTTCTCCTTGGGACAGACCATCCATTTCATCTAGGAGAACCACGCGTCCATTGGGGGTGGTGGGATGAATCCATTTGCTCACACCTGTTTCCACAAGAAGGGGGAGAATAGTTTGGCGAAAGCTGGACCCTGTTCGGGTATGGCTTGCATTAAATTCCTGAATCCAATAATGTGCCTGTGCACAGACACGGTATACCATAGTTGTTTTACCGACGCCAGGGGGGCCGATGAGGAGGAAGGCGGGGTGGGATCGTTTCGTCAGCCATTGTCCCATGAGAGCCTCCGTTTCAGGATGAAGACATGATGTTTCCTGTTCTGTGATACTAGTGCGACCCATCTGGGTGGTCTTCTTGGGCGTTCTTTACACTGTGATTTCTACCAACCAATGACATGGATCGTAGATAATAATGCATCCAACGGGAATCGAACCCGTGACGACTCCTTGGAAGGGAGCCATTTTACCACTAAACTATGGATGCTGTTGTGAAGAGATCTTCACATTCTATCCGTAGATATCTTTTCGGGATAGGAAACGCACTACGTCGCAGGGTATTATGAAGTGGGGCACTCTGCGCCGGATGCACCAGAGGGTGGCATGGGTGGACTGGCTGACCCATCAGACGACACGCAGCTCTCTCCATTTGTGATTCCCTCCCACGTCAGGCCCGCATTCAGCGCATTCGAGCACCACTCTGCCGCTTTCTTAGCAGGTTCAGAAGCTGCGGTTTTCAAGGAAAAGTAATAGCGATCCGTCGTGGGGGCTGCGCCAGAGGGAAACACGGACAGCGCTCCATTCTTGGATACTCCAATGGTATCAATACAGGTCTCCTGCTTGCTTCCGTCAGACATGATACGGGTATAAGCGGTAAGAAAGTCAGGACAGGTGTTAATCGTGGCGGGCCATGGACCGACAGGGGGCGTAAAGGGGGAAGTGTTGCTGAACCATTTGATTCCGTAGATGATCATGAGATATAGGGATCCAATGCCATAGAGAAGCGCGGCCGTTCCTTTCCCCATGTTGTTGACATACATGGTTCCTCCTGCGACGATCGCAATCGCCGCGATGATAAAGATCGCCATATAGATGTTGAACATGTCTCTCTACTACGGGATAGGCCAAAAGTTTATATACCATTATACCAACACACATATGATCGTATAAAGATAATATCGTAAGTCGATACCATACGCCGATACCATATACCGATTTACATCTGGCCGCCCGCAATGGCGAAGGCCTGGGTGTTCACCTGCGGACCCTTCACGCCCGCAACCGCAACGGGGATGTAGAAGGTCAGGAAGTCGGTGTAGGCATCAGGGATGTTCTGGCCGCCGAGGACGCCGAAAGAGCTGGCGGCGCTCGACGGGCGGAGCAGCTGAACCTGGCGGAAATAGGCCGACGGGTCCGCGGCAATGCCCGTGCCATACTGGGCATAGATGGTCTTGCCCATGTCGCGGAGGACGAGGTTCGCAGCAGTGTGAGCAGTGACCGCATCGGCGAGGGCCGCCTGGAGCTCCGCACCCGCAGCCTTGACGTAGCCAGGCGGGTAGTTGGCAACGATGTTGGACGCCGACGGGACGAGCTCAAACACCATGGTGCTGGTAGCGCCAAGAACAGCGACAGCGTTGTAGTAGGTGGTGGAGACGGGGACCTGGCGAATGAAACGAGTGACGGATGACATGTTATATTTAGGACGTAGAAAAAAAACACCGAGGGCAGATAGAATGTCTTTCGCAACCGGTGCTCCCCTTCCTGATTTTCAACTCCCGTATACCAGCCACGCCCCTGGGGGTCAAAATGGCCGCGTCAATCTCCGCGGCGGATCGACCGGTGTAGGCGTACCGGATGCGGCGGGATTTCGTCATCCCACAGAAACAGAGATCTCCTTTGCGGGCGACATGCTCCGGGGAAACTGGGAGCATACTCCCTTGTCTGATGCCTTCTTTACCCGTAAGAATGCGGAAGGAATCCAGCAGCGGATTAAGAGCGAGGTCTACCGTATCAGTGGCCCCAAAAAGTATGTGATCGACAATCAAGACGTAGATGAACTAAAAATGATCATGCGTGCCATGTATTTGCAGTATGCCAAGAACAATCCCTTTCACGTGGAGGGTCAGATCCGAGAACTCAATGATATGGTGGTTCAATGGGCCGCCCCCCGTATTCTTTCCGAGATTCAGCAATACAATTACTATTTGAATGATATCTCTCACCTCCCTGTCCCTATGGAGCAACCGGTCAGCATGTCTAGTGCTGGCACCAAGTCTCTCCCTTTCCAGCCGATGATGTAATCATGTAATCACACACCAGACACCCTCTGTGTCACTCGGCGCATTCACTATCGTATTGACCGGTTTACCCGTATCGGATGGGACAATTGTATCGAATTCTTTGGGGACACGAGGTGAAATAAAAACAAGGCCTGTGTGGACGGTCTGTGGACCCTGTTCTTGCTTTTGTTGTTCTTTCGGTTCTCGCTTTTGCCTACGCTCTTCCATCAGACCGGCAAGATAATACATTTCACCGAGTGCATGCGCCATGGTCTCTCTACTGGTTATTGCGATTGCTTGCGATTCACCTACGGCTTCACTACGGTCGGCCGACGCTTTCGCGGCTTCACGGCGGATTCAGAGGTGGCTACCGCCACCGACTCGGCGATTCGAGCGGCCGACATCCGACCCCATGCCTGCTCCAACTCGGCCAGATCAGAAAGCCACAGAGACGAGGCAGTCTCTCCCTCCAGCCTCGCAATCTCCACCTCTTTTTCCCGAATCTGACTGTCCAATTCATCGATGGCCGACTGCTTGACACGATCCATACGCATCCGCAAGACATAGTCATACGACTCATAGGCGTCCGGTTTCTCCACACACGATAAGGGAGGAATCGAACATGCCTGAAGCTGACTCACAATCTCTTCGTCCGTCTTCTTCTGAAGAATCAGACGTTCGTCCAATACCGCCTGGAGAAATCGCCGTTTCGCATCCAGTTCCACGTTTTGTGCTTGGAGAATGCCCAGGATCGCAAGACGCCGTGCCTCATACAGGGGCAATCGCTGTTCCAGAAATGCCTCTAGAAGGTCACCGATCGTGCGATACTTGACAATGGTGCGAGTGGCATCAAAGCATGTCATGTTTGTCGTTTTCCACGAGGTCGTCAGTTTGAACTGCTTTTCAAACACCTCGGGATGCTCCTTGATGGCATCATAGCCCTCCTCCGTGAAGTAGAGAACAAAGCAGACGTCCACGTCGTTGTAGAGATCATCACACCCTTTGAAGCCGCAGGGCTCCACATCCTTGGAAGAGGACTGGCTCTCCGTCTCCGCTTTCTTGGCCTCCCGCTTGGCATCCTTGTTCCGTTTCTCTTCCACATCCAGTTTCTCTTCCAAGAAGGCCTTGTAGTCCTTGGTCCAGGTGCCAACAGGAAGCTCCGTGATGGTCACAGTATGCTTGTCATCGTCTAACACGTAGAGGCCTTTCGTGTGCCATGTCATATCGTCAATGCGGTGAATGGTGCCCTTGAAGCCGAACCACCACGGATCCTGTGGGCGACCCGCGAGCGTGTCCATGGATCCCTGGAGCCGATGACGCAAGAGACAGATGATGTCCTCTGGTTTGTGGGGAGGAATATCCGTCGAGTAACCTGTGCCGATGCCAATGGAACCGTTAATGGCCAGGAGCGGAACGACGGGGAGATAATACTCGGGCTCCACGAGATCGCCTTCGTCCTCGACATGCTTCAAGAGACACGCGTCCTCTTTGCGAAAGATATATCGCACAATGTCCTCCATATACGTATGGATGTAACGCGGAGAAGCAGCATCTTTTCCTCCAAGAAGACGCGATCCCATTTGCCCCATCGGGCGTAACAGGTTGATGTTGTTGGACCCGACAAATGTCTGGGCCATGCCAATGATCGTCCCATTCAGCGACGCTTCACCATGATGATAGGCGGCATGTTCCGAGACATATCCTGCCAATTGGGCCACACGAATCTCCTCTTTCAGATTCCGTTTGAAGCAGCAATAGATGATTTTGCGCTGAGACGGTTTGAGGCCATCCATGAGATGGGGCAGAGACCGAATGTTGTCCGCGTGACTGAAATGAATCAGTTCCGAGTGAATGAAGTTGGAATACGTCGCCTTGTTGGCCTCCACCTGAAGCATCTGATGAGGATCGTAGTGTGCGAGCCATCGTTTGCGGTCATCGGCCTGTTTCTTGTGGAAGGCGAGAAGAAGCGATGCGTCAGTATGTTCGTCACAGATATACTGAATCTCGTGAAGCGTCTTGAACCATTCACGGGCTTCGGCGGGCGTAGAGGTTCCCAATCCTTTGTAGTGTTTGATGGACCAGCCCGTCAGAGGATTGGCACTAGAACTGGAACTTGCTGCGCTTGAAAGTCCCTCTTTCCACAAGAGGAACTCGGGAAGCGAGTAGAAAGATACGGTTTGTTTTCCCTTGGTGGCCTTGAGAATCGGTGTCAGCAACGTGCACATGAATCCCGCCTGAAGAAGTCCAGGCCATTCGGTATGAAACAGGTTCATGAGGAGTCCCTTGATGTGCGATCCATCGTGATCTTGATCCGCCA